AACGAGTTTTGCTCCCGCTGCCTAGCCTTGGCAGAAGTGCTGGAGGCGGCCGGCTACCGCATCGCCATTACCGGGGAAAGCTGGCATCGGCAGGGAACGGCCGGCGGCTACCGCAATGAGCTGGTGCGCTACCTGATCCGTGAACCGGACGAATACGGCGATATCCGCAGCGTGGCCACGTATGCTAGCTGTGAATTCTTCCGCCGCGTGATGTTCCTGCTGTCCCGTGGTTCCTCACACGTGGCACATGGCGTGCTGGATCGTTCAACCTCCGTGGGCAGCACGGTGGATCAGCGCTGGATTCCCGGAACACCTGGCCAGCTGATCCTAGACCACGCTACCGTGGCCAAGCTGTTCCAGCTCCAGAGAGACCAGGCCACCGAGTTTTTCAAAGCCCGGATGCTGCACACCAAGAAGGTGGAAAACCTGTCTGAAGGTTGGGCAGCGGGCGCCTAAAATAATTCCAGTGTGCTCCCGGGGAATGCAAACCTGGGAGTTTTTCACACACTAATTGTTAAGATTTCTGAACCACTCTTAACTGGATCTTTCGATTCGTTCCCAGACGCTTGAGAATGCCTTATGGCGCGTTTTCTTTCCTCAGGCTACCCGAGGATGGCCCGCCCCATGTTCGCGGCGCCTTGATGCCATTCCGGCCGCCGCTTCCCATTGCTGCACGCTTTCGTAAACCGCCCCGAGCCTATCCAGGGAAGACAGCGCAAACTCCGCGTCATTTATGCACTGTGTAAAGCTGGGTTCCTGGAGCGCACAAGTGCTTTCTGGGTTTGCCCAGAAACCGCACAGCTTGGCCAGGTAGATCCGTGTTGCGAGCCTTTCGACCTGTTTTTTCGTCATGCCCGGAAACCTGTCACGCCTACGCGCGCGCGAGAAGAGCAGCGATGCCGCGCTAGAACGGCAAAAGCTGGAGTGCTTCCAAGTCCTCGCGCGTGAGAGCGGAATCCGCATCGGTCTCGCTGAAATTCCGAGCTTTCGTCTCTGGAATTCTCGAGATTTCAACACTGTGAGTCGGGGAAGGGGACGCTTGCGGCTGGCTGGGCGCCTTCGCGCGATTCTTTATCTTCGCATCTTTGCCGGGGGTTCTCTTCTGAATCTCCGCCAGGATCAGCGGCGCATAGTGGTTGGCCAGTTGCTTCGCGTTCACTCTCATTCCTCCGTTTTCAAATCTTTGCATTTGCCTTCTCTTCATGTGAGCCGCTTCAAAAGAGTTGCTAGGACAATTTCCCAAAAGAACCTCAAAAAAAAGAAACCCGGAGAGATGAAAGGGAAGGCAAGACCCCCCCTCCCCCCATAGGATTTTGGGAGTTGGGGACTGGCTTCGGACTATGCTCCGGCGTGGTTCCGCACCCGGCGCTATGCTCCCCGCTCTCGTGAGCGTTACGGCCAGCTAGCGCACCTGCCACCCTCGCGCTTCGGACTGCGCTCATCGGTGCTCAGGCTTCACCGTAAAAGCGACGGTGCCCCCCTGGGAATTAAGCTGGCTAACGGCATTCCTGCCGCTCATGGCCTGGGTTAACGAGTTGAGGCACAACATCCTCGGCTATTTTTCTAGGTGATTGATTCCTTCCCAAGAACATGGGAAGCTCGACTCATCTAGGTTGTAGCAGGTCTAGATTACCAAAACCGGGAGCAAGCGCAATGCCCTCCCGGTTTTTTTATTTCCTCAATCCCTTCACATTGTTAAGGAATCTACTTAGTCAATAGACCACTTGCCACACCTCCTGTTTCATGTATACAACACTGGTACGGAGGAAATGCGAGTGTCTAAATCTAAGTTGTTTACCGAGAAGCCCGCCGATCGCCTGAAGCGTCTGATTGAGAAGGAGCGCGCCGGCCTGGCCCGCGCCGAGCGGGAGCTGCTCAACGGCTCCATGACGTTCTCGCTGCAGCAGGCACACGAGGCGAAGGCCCGCATTGTTTCCCTGCGCCGAGAGATCACGCGCCTCGAAAGCGTGCTCGCCAAGGGTACCCACCAATGAGACGCAAGCCCTGGCGACCGCCCGAGGAGAGCGCCGAGAAGCGCCGCGCTCGCCACCAGAGAATGCGCCTCCTGCTGCTTCGCCTGGATCAGCTCCGGGAAGTGAAGCGCCACCTGTGGACCAGAAATTTAGCACTTACCCAGCGTGAGCTGGAAATGGAGCTGGCCCAATGCCAGTACGCGTACAAAAAGAAAGAAGGGGAACTAGAATGCCTGTAGTCAACATTGAGCGTCAGAATAAAGAGGCCGTGAAAATGATCATGAAGCTTGTGGGCGAGGGCCACAGGTACACGGCGATCGCCAAGGCGATCAATAAAGAGCTGAAGGACCGCCCCTCGTTATCCTACGTCGGCAAGAACGAGAGGCTGAAGCCCTGGAGCAACTCCGCGATCAGCGGGATTGCGCTGGCTAACGGCGTGCGTCGCCGCCATGACGACCGCAGCCCGGACCCTCGCCACACCAACAGGTCCGCAAGCGCCCCGGCGCGGGCCCGATCCCGCCGACGCATCAAGAGCGCAGGCGGCTCCCGCTGGGCGCTCCTCGACGCCATCGAAAGCTGCCCGGGCCTGACGCCCGAGAGCCGCCAGGCGCTGATGCACCTCGCTTTTCAGGAGCTGAACAAATGAGCAAGCTGACGTGCGTGCGCTCCGCGAAGCGCGAGGGGGAAACCTATGAGGAGTTCAAGCAGGCCCGCAAGGCTGGTTTTGGCGGCTCTGATATTGGCGACCTGCTGGACAGCGAGCCGTATGGCTGCAAGCGACGGCTGTTTTTGGATCGCCTGGGCCTTCTTCCTGATCGGGGCCCTGCCATGGCTCATCACCTGGAGCGAGGGCGATTCCTGGAAGGGCCCGTAGCGGGTCTGTACGCCGCCAGGACGGGCCGGGAGCTGCGGGAGGTGGGAACGGGCTACCTGAAGGAGTTTCCCTTCGTGCGGGCTAACGCTGACCGCCTGGTGCGCTCTGACCAGGTGAGCCTGACCCAGCACCACGGTAGCTGGGGCGTGCTCGAAATCAAGTGCCCCTCTGCTTGGTCGTTCAAAAAGATCAAGAAAGAGGGGCTCCCGGAGTCCTACGTGCTGCAGCTTCAGTGGCAGATGCTCTGCTACGGCACGAGCTGGGGCAGCTTCGCCGTGTATTGGGCAGACGGGCACGAGCTGCTGTGGTTCGACGTGGAGCGTGATGACGCACTGATCCAGATGCTGTTTGAGCGGGCTCAGGCGGAATGGGAGGCGCTTGAGTGGGAGAAGAACGCCTTGAAAGGGGGGTTTGCTTCTCACGAGTCGTTCTTCGCTTATCCGCGACCGGCTGGACAGCACTTCCCCGGAACGAAAGACAGCCACTCCACGGCGTGCGCCAACTGCCCCGGGTTTCAGCTCTGCCACGAGCGGAAGTACACGGAGGCCGGCGTGGTCATCGTGAACGACGAGCTTCAGCCGGCGGCTGAGCGCTACTCAGCCCTGACCACGCAGATCAAGGCGCTGGAGGCCGAGAAGGAAGCCATCAAGGATGACTTCCGGGAGCAGTTTGCCCTCTTCCCGGCCGAGCAGATCACAGCGGGCCAGTACGCGATCACCCTGCGCGAGCAGGAGCGGGAAAGCCTTGACACCGTGGCGATGAAAAAAGAGCTTGCAAAAGATTTGCTTGTTAAATATACGAAACGAACCAAGTACGAGGTTCTGACCGTGAAGGGGATCAAGTTATGATCGAGCAGCAGCTTAAGAAGCAGATGAAGCTGGCCGCGCGCAAGCAACTTTACTTTGCCCTGGCCACGCTCCTGGAGCACCAGGGCTCCCAGATCCGGCGCCTGCGTGACGCCGCGAAGGCTATCCAGAGAGAGCCCGAGCGCGCCGAGGAGGCCCTGCCGGAAGGCGTGAGCGTGGAGGACGCGGTAAAGACGCTTAACTCTGAATCGCTTCCGCACATGGTAGCCGCCCACCGGGTGTTCGTGGCGCTGCGCAACTACGCCCAAGCTTTTGGGGAGCTGCCCGAGTTCGTGCGGTTCCTGAACGAGGATGCGCTGGGGGCGAAGCAAGACAAGATTCTGGAGAGCCTGGCCGAGCTGGACGACATTTTTAAGAACATCAGCAAGGCGCTCGGGTTTAAGAACATCAGCAAGGCGCTCGGGAAGCACAACGGCAAAACGCTGATGGACTTCACCTTCGGGGAAGATTTCCAACGTAAATGCGAGCAGATCAAGCTCAAAGGAGAGGTGTAACGTATGAGAAAGAGTAACGAACTAGACAAGCTGGGGGCGGCGCTGGCCGCAGCCCAGGGCGAGATCGAAGGCGCCCGCAAGGACAGCAACAACCCGTTTTTTCGGAGCAAGTATGCAAACCTCGAAAGTGTCGTGGAGGCTTCGCGCCCGGCGCTGGTTCGTCACGGACTTGCGGTGGTTCAGACTCTCGGCTCTGATCCGAACTTCGGCCCTACTCTGGTCACGACGCTTCTGCACTCTTCTGGCCAGTGGATCGAGGGCGAGCAGCCTCTTATGGCCCAGCCGAAGAAGGCCGGAGAGCCTGTTAACGCCCAGGATCTTGGAAGCGCCATCACCTACGCCCGCCGCTACGGAATGGCCGCCATCATCGGGGTTATCCAGGTTGACGACGACGCCGAGGGAGCCGTTGGCAGAGGAGGGCCGGGGGCGAGCCCTATGGGAAAGCCTCATGGCAACGGTAGCAGCCAATCCGCTGCCGTTGCCCAGCAAACGCAAGCTAAGACCAATGCCGTCAGGGAGCGCCTCGCTAATGGACAAGAAAAAATTCTTCCTCAGCCTCAAGGACACCCTGGAGCGCCAAATCGAGGAATCCCAGGCCAAGGCGTGGGCCGAGGAGCGGAGCAAGGGCGAGCGGCTGAAGGCGCTGGAGTCGCAAGCCAAGGCGCAATCGACCGCTTCTTCGATACCGCACTTGGGGACCGAGTGGATGGCGATGCCACAAACCGGCTACACGCTGGCGGAGATGGAGCAGGAGCTGCACAAGGCGGCGGCCGAGAAGTGGTGGGAAGAGGGGGCGCAGTACTGGAGCGAGCGCCTGAAGCTGGCGAGCCGAAGGGCCAAGCGGGAGCGGTGGCCGGCAGGCAAGGCAATCCAGCTACCCTCCCCGCCGCCCGAGCGGCCCAAGGCAGCCCCGACCCTGGGAGGCGTGGCGGTGAAAGCGTTCGCGGGGTACGAGCCCCTAAGGGAGCCGGAGGAAATCCGGCTGGAGCTAGCCAACCGAATGCCCAAAGAAGTGTTCCAAGCCATGGAGGCACACCTTCCGGCGAGCGAGTGGGAGAAGCTGGAGGCCATGTGGCAAACGGTGATAAAGAACTTCGACCCGGAAAGCCAGGCAGGGTTCTTCCAGGAGCTGGAGAGGCAGATACGCCTTCAGTACCTGGGAGGCCCGTCCTAGTCCCCCAGACCAAGGACGAGCAGGACTGGTTCTTCCGCCACATGGGCGAGCTGCTCAAGGAATGCGATGAGCATAAGGGAGCCGGCCTGCAGAAAATCTGGACCACGAACGCCGCCTGCATCAACGCCCTGCCGGGCCCGATGAAGGAGGCCCTGGTAGCCCAGAAGGACACGATCAAGAAAAAGTATTTGTAAGTTTTGTGCGCCGAGCCACAGCCCTGTCCGGGGCCGCAATATGGAACCGGACCCGGGCTTGGTTGGCAGAGGGAAAGAGGGCAAACCCTACGGGGACCCAAAGCTGCCTTCGGGTAAAGCGCACAAGGGTAATCCCGGGAACTCACCTTACGAGGCCCGGAGGCCGCACGGGAAGCCTTAGAACCCGTGGGTGTAGGGTGCTCCCAGCCAACCAAAAGAGGCACGGGGGCGTCACAACAACGGAAGGAAGAACATGGCTACGAAGAAGAAAACTGCACATACCGCACAAAAGAAAAAAATGACCGAGGAGAAGCTCCGCGAGTTCATCGTGACCGAGACCACAGCCTTCTACCACAAGATGACGGAGGCTGGCTGCGAGCTGCTTTGCCTCGTGAGCTACCCGGAGAACAAGGTTTCCGACCCGTTCGGCGCCCTGTACGTGCGTAAAGACCGCCGGGAGCATTTCAAGGAGCAGGTCCAGAAGCTCTTTGCCAAGAGCACGTCCGCTTCGAGCCCGAAGGAGGTCGCCGCCACGGAAGACCTGGACGAGATCATGGCCATTATCGAGCGCCTCTCCAAGGCCATGGGCATCAAACCCCAGGTGCGCGTGATAGAGCTTCCCGCCGGCAAGGAGAACTAGCCCATGTTCTCCCAGGAGCTGAGAAAGAAACGGGAGAAAGCGGGGCTTACCCTGCGCGCCGCCGCCAAGGCCACGCGCGGGGCGCTCTCCTACCCCATGCTGTACCGGTACGAGGTGGGCATGGGCCTGGAAGGCATGAGCCTGCGCCACGCCCGCGCCCTGTCCCGCCTGTACGAGTGGGACCTGGATGACATTAACAAGAAAATAGCCCGCCAGGTAAAGGCGGGCCGGAAGGCGAAGGAGAAGGCCAATGAAGTTTCGGTTTGACGCGGAGATGAGGGACCTGCTTTTTTGGGCGGTCCTCGTTCTCCTGATTGCTCTGTGGGCCATAAAACATCTTTAGGGGGTACGATGCGATGAACTACGACGAGTACATGACGGCAGAGGAGCGCGTGCGCCGGGCAACGGTGCGCCGCAAGGTTTGGTGGGGGATGCAGCTCGCCTTCCTCGTGATTTTGATCGAGTTCGTGATGGTGGGGGTGTTCTCGTGACTGAGGAAATCGTGATGCTGAAGCAGCTTGAGGACACCCTTCGCCAGCAATGCCGTCGCCTTCGTAGGCGCGAGCGAAGCGAGAAGAGGGAGAGGGTGGAGCGGACATTGCACGTTTCGCTTGGGATTGAAGCTTGGTTGCCCCGTGATGGCGATCCGCCGCCGCCCGGAAAGTATCGCCTCGTGGAGCTTCGCCCCGGCGAGGTAGTTCTTTCGCGCGCTGAGCTGGAAAAGGCTTGCGCTGAGAATGGCATCAGCAACCGCGCAGAGGAGGGGCTGGCGAAGTCTCTCCGCTTGGGGGCGGAATGAAGCACCCTACTAAGCCCACCCAACCAGAGGAGCACCCGCCGAGGAAAGTGTTCGCATTGGTGGAGGTGGACGACGACGGAAAGGAGCACCGCACTTTCTACGAAACAGAAATAGCGCGCGATACAGCCACACTTTCGGCAATTTGGTTCGATGGCCCAGACGCGGAGCACGCTGAAGAGGCCGAGGCTTACCTTGTCGAGCTGCGCGAGAAAGGAACGCTTCGCTTTGAGGGGGATGCGCCCCTGCATTGGGAAACGTACACACATCCTCAGGAGCACACCGCCCTAGTTCGCGCTGCTAGGGCGGAGGCGTTCAAAGAGGCGGCATTGCTCTGCGAGAATGAGGGGCCATTTGCCCTGTGGGAGCGTGCAGATTCTTTGTCCGCCCGCGCCCCTGGTGAGCCCGAAAAGGTGGGGGAGGAAAATGCGTAAGCTGAAATTTCTGTGGACCGAAAAGATTGCCCTGTGGATCGCATTTAGACTGCCGAAGCGCGTGGTGCTGTGGTGCTTTATCCGCGTTCATTCTCTGAGCGGCGAGGCTCCATGCGATGGTTACAAAAAAGCGTATGACTTGGCTTGTGACAAATGGAGGATGAGCCCATGAGCCGCCTAAAGAAAAAGCCCCGAAGCGGAGGGAAGGATGCCTAGCGACCTAGATGAGTGCGTAAGCCTGACTGTTAACGTTCTGGCGTTCTGGAAGTTCGTCGACATTCTTGTTTGGATCGGCGAACTGATCGCGGCCCATGTGAGGATTGTATGACCCGAAGCGGAGGGAAACGGGAATGAGCAGCCTTGGCTTTAAGCCTGATAAGCCGCGTGTGCGCTTTTGCTGGATATGCTCCAAAAAGCTCCGCGCAAATTTCCACCGTGTGATTCTCAACAACGACGGCAGAGAATGCATCGTTCATCGAGAGTGCATGGAACGCAGTAACTACAAAGAGGTAAAGCGTGAGCGACCATCTAGAAAAATGTGACACCTGCGGGAAGCTATCTTACCCAGGAACGAATCACACCTGCCGCCCCCAGCCCCCCAAGGAGCCCCAGCCATCCCAGGGAGCGGGCGCGGAGGAGGAAGCAGAGGCTTGGCTAGCGGAACAGCGGGAAAAACGCTCGCGCTGGGACGCGATGGAAAACTGCTACCGCTTTAATATCGGCATCGTCGAAACGTGGCTTGCCGGCCACGCCTCTGGGTATTCCAAGGGGCGGGAGGAGCAGCAGAAGCGCATCGCGGAGCTAGAGGCGCAGGTTGCCTCCGTTGCTCACGAATCTGAGAAACATTTGCTTTCCCTCCGCGCCTCTTTGGCACTGGCTAGGGGGGCTTTGGAGAACATTGCGGGCGATATGATTTTACCGTTGATGGATTTCGGAAGGGGCAAAGACATGATTATCGCCGTTGGAGAATGGAGGCGAGAACAGGATCGCACCATCGCCCGCGCCGCCCTCTCCCAGCTTCCGGGGGTGGAGAAGGATGCAGAGAGGGGGAGTGATGGAAACGCTGGTTAGAATCGTCGGGATGATCGTAATCGTTACCGCGTGTGCGGGATGCATTTGGGCTTTCTTTACAGCCGGGTGCTACTCGTTTGAAAGGATGTTGCGAAGTCACCGCAATGCCGTTTGGCACGAGACGCGGGAAAGCATCGTGCAGCGCCTTGTGTGTGACTCGTGGTGGTTTTCAGAAGATCCAAAGACCATGCGGGCGCTCCAGCTTTACGCGGAGATGCTGGTAAGCGGCTTCGGCGGCGTGAGTAGCGTTCGGGAGAAATGGCGCTCAGAGTTTGCGGTGCCCGAATCATCCAAGCCGGAAACGGAGGGGGAGAAGTAGATGGAAGAGGGATTTGTAAAAGCGATCTACGCCATCGAAGCGGCCACCGGGAAACGACCCACCCGCATAGAGATGCCGGAAGGTAAGTTCCTGGTGCAGTTTTACGGGGTTGATTTCTTGCTGACAGCAAGTCAAGCCGGGTACTTGCACATGAAATATGCGGTTGCAGAGGTGGAAGATGGATCTAAGTAAGCTGAAGGTGCGGAAGGCTGAGGAGTACAGTGAAGTAATGTGGCGAGACTTGTGGGACGAATCGTCTGGGATTTCCCGCGAGGTTTATCTGCAAAAACGCAAGATTAACCAGAGCGTCACTCGCGCCGACTTCAGCGCAGGTTTCACCGCAGCGGAGGAGCTTTACCGGCCCCTGCTGGAAGCGGTGGAGAAGATCCAGCACGAGTGCTCGCCGCGATTCAAGCGGGCCACGTACTGCGAACTTCTCGGGGATGCCCAGCGGATTGTGACCGAGGCACTGGAATCTCTGCGCGAGGCGTCAAAGTGAGAAGCCTAAACACAGCCATTTCCCTCATCATCCTCCTGGTCTTCTTTTGCGGCTATTTTGGCGCTCAGGTTGCCTCCTGGGTCGTGAATTACACCCCGGTCGGGGTACCGAAGCCAATCGGGATGCCGGATCGCGTAGCGCCGCCCTACGAGCCTCTGCCGGAAACCGTGCGGAAGGCAGAAAAAGCGCACAAATGGCCCACAGTAACCAGCTCCGCCACAGCAATAATGAGCCCGGCCATCGAAACAACCCGCTGCCGCCAAGAGGGCCGGGACCTCGTTTGCCGTAAGGTCTATGAGGTGCAATTCTTCTAGTTGTGCGGTACTTTGGCCCTTGGAAACCAACCAAGGAGACCTCATGGCTAAGAAGAAAGACCAAGTTCAAGAATCCGCCGCCTCCCAAGACCCTGCCGGCGCCGAGATGGCGAGCGCACAAGAAGCCAACCTCAGCAAAGAAGGCGAAGCCCCGAAGGCTGCCCCGGGCCCGGAAAAGCGCCCCGAAGGAATCGCCATCGGCCGCATCGTCCACTTCTACCGTGAAGACAACTCCGGCTTCGGCGTGAAGGTCACGGCGTTCCCGGCTATGATCATCGGCCTGCCGCCCGCCACCAGCAACTTCCAGGAAAAGGACGGCGCCGTGGACCTCAAGGTGTTCACCTACCACGGGGACGAAATCCGCAAGGGCGTGATGTTCGCGCACTCGAAAGAGAAGCGCCCCATGCGCTGGAGCTTCCCGGAGAAGGTGTAAGTGCGCCCAAGCTCCTTTCCCGCACCGATTACCCCTCCCCGAGGCAAGCGACAACAGGAGTCTGCTAACCAGCGGCTCTATGTAAAAGCCCTTCTTGCCACGGGGTTGGGGTTCTTTTACCGGGTGAAGAACATGGGCACCTTTGACCCCATCCGTAAGGTGTACCGCAAGGACTACGGCCAGGCCCTGGTCGCCATCCCGGACATTTGCGGCTACCGCCACAGGCATACCGTAAAACGCCTAGACCCCCTCGCCGTGCCCGTCTACATCGAGGTCAAGAACGTCAAGGGCGTCGAGAAGAAGCGCAAGCTCATCTTCAAGTGCAAGATCACGGACCAGCAGAAGGACTTCCTGCTGCGCGCCCACCGCTCGGGGTGCCTGGCCGGCGTGGCCTTCACCCTGGAAGATGCCCTGGCCATTGCGCACGACGATCCTGTGCGGTACCCACGGCACCCCCGCACGTACCTATTCCTGGACCTAGATGAGGCCGGCCGGCGCGAGCTGACGGAGCGGGTTGCCGACTATGAGGCCGCAAAAAAGGCCCTGTCTCGGATGAAACAGGACCCCGTTGCGGCCGCCACCACGCTGGCGCACGGCCTAACTGAACCCCAGGACTAGCCTTCGGCCGTCTCGGACACTTCCTGCAGGCTCGGCTCGATGGCTTCGTAAATGGGGCCAAGGAGCGTGGTCGGAACGAAGACCGCCAGGCGCTGCTTGATCATACCCACGTCCTCCGAACTGATCTCCATGGCCAGGTCGGGGGAACGGTCCTTCTTCATGGCCGAGGTGATCTTCTGGGCCAGCTGGTATCGGCGCATCTTTACGCCTCCGCTCACGCCCTGGTCCTGCGGCTGCAGGTCGCGGAGCAGGCCCTCGACAAGCATCACTCCAAGGCGCTCATCGCCGGCCTCCTCGTTCTGGGCTCCGGGGCGCTTGGGAAGCTCCTTCACCTTGTCGCCGTGGATGTCGATCAGGTTACGATTCAAAAAGACTTTCATCGCGTTTCTCCTAGGTGTGGCCCCGCTTCGGACGGGGGTATTTCTTTGCCACATCCTGGCATACCTTCTGGAGTCGTTCAAGCTCTTCGCCCCCGGCCCGGATGGCTTCCGCCATCTCCTCGCGACTGGGCAGCTCCTTCGCCCGGAGCACCTGCCAGTTGGCGTAAACGGTCTTTCCGTGTTCGATGTCGGCGCGGGCCTGCGCACGCTGCTGCCGGATGTCATCGGGCACCTTGGGGCCGCCCTCCTGCTCGCGGGTCACGTACCAGTCCGTAGAGGCGAGGAACTCCCGGGCCATCGCGTTCACGGCCTCCTGGGTCTTGCCGATCTCCGTCCAGCACTCCGAAACCTCGTCCTTGGTCCGCGTGCGCTCCAGCACCTCGATCGCCTTCATGCGCTGCTCACGGGCCTCGGCGCGAATCTTCGCCTCCTCATCGCGGAAACGCTCTTCCTCGGTCTTGGCAGCCTCGACTTCGGCGTGGCGGATCTGGTGGTGGCGGACCCTACGGTGCTCGGCGCGCTCTTGCGCTTCGCGCTTGCCCACGCGGGCCTGACGGTCTTCCTCCCGCTGGAAGGACTCAAACACCTCATAGTCGGGCTTTTCGCCCGCCCCGGCGGGCCAAATCAGGCCCCCATAGGTGCGTTCGTGGCAGAGGCAATCTACGCCTAGGTACTTCTTGGCCAGGTAAACGAAGTTCATTGCACAGAGTCCCGCACAACCAGCACAAAGCCGGCCGAGTTGAGCTTCTCGCGGGTGGCCTTGTCGTTCAGGTCGTAGTAGTCCGTCATCTTGTCTTTTTGCGAGCACATCCAGAGGAACTTCTTCCCGCAGGAGTACCACACGTACTCAAGAGAACCCGGCCGATCAAGGCTTATGCGGAGAACCCGCTGCTCCAGCGGTCGAGGCGTAGAAACTATCGGCGACGAGGCGCAGCTCAAACCGACAGTCATCGAGCACAGCATCGCTGCGCTCAGAAAGAGGCTTTTTGTACTCTTCATCATAGGCCCTCTTGGCCCGCTCCAGGCGGTCCAGGTACTTGGTTTTTTCCTTGCTCTCCCAGATCGAGAGTCCGGCCGCAAGGGCCTTGAACAATGCTGAGTCGAGCATGGCTTAGTAAAGCTCCAGCTTGCCCTTCGACGCCTGGCGAAGAACCAGGTTGATGAACGCCCAAGCGGCCGCCGACGCGCCCAGATTCTCCTGGATGAAGTGCGCGCTGGAGGGAACCGCCACGGCCACGAGGGCAAGGGCCTGCACCCAGAAGGTTTTCGAGAGATAGAACGGTTTGTTTTCCATGATTCCTCCTTGGAATAGCCAAATTGTCGCACAGAACCGAGAAAACCGGTACTTTGCGAAAATCCGAAAAAAAATTTCTGGGATTATTCGGCCTTGAGTCCGCGTGCGGCCAGGAATGCCTTGAACTTAGGCACCGAATCGACCTGGCGCCAGTCCTGGCCCTCCAGGATCAGGCGCTCGGCCCAGCGGCGGCGGTGGAGGCCCAGGTTATAGGACCCGCCCGCCTTCTTGAGTTCGATGTCCTGGGTAAGCGCCACGCGGGCCGTCTCGAACTTGCCCGCGTTGAGTAGGGGTGCCATGTGCTCCCGGAAGCGCCCGCAGCCCCGGTTGAAACAGAGGTCGGCATATACGGCCATCTCGGTGGCGGTCAGCTTGGCCTCAATGTCGTCCCTCAGGTAGGCCCGCACGTAATACATGCCCTCTTTCCAGAGGTCGAACAGCAGCCAATCCACGGCCTGCTCCGGGGTTGTGCGGTCGCCGTTGCGCACCTTGCGACCGTCCGGGTACACGATGCGGCCGTAGCCCACCGTGGGGGTGCCGTAACCGTCGTCTTCGGCCACGAGCACCAGTCCCTCGAAGTGCTTGGTCAGCTCCAGGACTTGGGCGGTGGTCACGATGTGCCCGGATTTGTCGCTTAGCAGCACCTCATCGCTCGGGGGCATGGGGATCGGCTCAATAGGCCGGGTCGGGTTCGGGGGAGGGGGGTTGGCTTTCTCGGGGAGCTGCCGGGCTGGTTCCGTGCGCTTGCTAAAAAGACCCTTCAACCACTCCCAGAAACCCATGCCTAGCCCCCGTCGTCTTCGTCTGCCTTGATGCTCGCGCTCCGGTTGGAGGGCGTGCGCTTCTGCAATTCATACAGCCGCGCGTCGATCACGTCTAGCTTTTGCATGATTTCGCTCTTGGCGGAGGCCACCTGGCCCTTGATCTCCAGCATTTCGCGGTCCCGCGCCTCCCGGCGCTCTTTCATTTCGATCCTGATGCTGGATTCAGCTTTTTCGATCTTGGCTTCAAGGTCTTTGCGCCGCTGCTCAATCAGGTTCGATGGCTTCTCGGTCACGTAGGCGTAGGCCGTAAAAGCGGCGCCGAGAAGCGCACAGATGAGAAGGATTTTGTTGATGAGCTTTTCCATAAGCTACCAAGCCTCTGTTTTTACAGGTCGTAACAATCCATCGACATGGCCAAAGAGGCCGAGTTTTGCGCCTGGAAGCCGCCGTAGGTGTTCGCCCCGAACTTATAGACCCCGGGCTGAATGAAGCGAAATCCGGTGTTTGCCGTGGCCGCCATCAAAAATCCGGTTTTTCCACTGGCGCCCATCTGGTAGACGCCTCCGGTCAGTGAGCTTGCGTTGAAGGCGAAGGAGGCCGTGGCCGAAACGAGCTGCGCGCCCGTGTTTGCCGTTCCGGCAACGAGGGTGATGTTGAAGCAGAGGGTTCCATTCGCGCCCGCCTGAAAGGCAACTCCGTCTTTGTAGAACGGGTAAAAGTTCCCGTTTGTTGCGGACGCGGCAGCATCACCGGCATGGATTGTAAAAACGGTTCTTCCGGGAGGGATGGCGAGAAATGCGGAAGCCGCGCTGGGGGCCGAGGTGGCCGGTCCACTTACCCCAAGGCCGATGTTGGGCACCTGGGAGGGAATGATTCCCGCCGAGGCGGTCGATGCGGCCAGAATGTAAATAAAAAGTGCTTTTACCAGATGCCCCACGTTGTACCCCCGTTGCTGATCAGAATAACGCTTTGCCCATAACCGTTCAAGGTGAGCATGTTGTCGTACAGGATAGTATCGCTGCCGGCGGGAACGATGTTCGTCGTGGTCGCCAGGCTCAACACGTAAAGCGCCCTGGTCGAGGTGGCCGCGCGCAGGGTTACGGTGCCCGTGCTGGTCACCCAAATCACGTCATCCGAGGCCGCGGCGGTGCAGGAGCCCAAGCAGGTCGTGACGTTGAGATTCGCCCCACCCGAAGAGCCGGTCGGAACGGCCTTCATCGTGCTCCAGTTGTCGGCCGAGGCTGCGCTGGTCACGCTGAAGATGGCCCATTCTCCCTGGGCGAGCGTGGTGAGGGAGCTGGAAGAGCTGTTCTGCACCGTCACGGTGCCCGTAGATTCGTTGGCGACGGCGTACCAGTAACCCGCCTGGAGCGTGGTGCAGTTGGGCAGCTTTACGGTTTGCGTGGTCAAGCCCGTCACGCGCTGAATCTGCGTGCTGGCCTTGGTGAGCGTGGTGGTTCCCGCGGCGCTGGTGATGGCCGTGGTGTCCAGGCGCACGCCGCCGAACTGGAAAGCCGCCGCGTGGGCGGTACCGGTCAGAAGCAAAAACCCGGAAAAAATTTTTGCCAGAATTTTCATATTCTTACGGGTCATAGTGGGGCGTCGCCTCCCAGCTGAAAGAGTAGTTCGAGGACGGCAACGCGTCACCCCATTCGATTGTGAACCCGGTGGTGCTCTGGGCGATCACCAGGAACGGGATGTGGATCGGGTCGGAGTCTGTCGTGTTCTTGAACGATCCCGATACCGTGTAGTTCGCGCTGTCCATGGCGGTCCCGAAGGTGACGGCCTTGCTGGTGGCGCCCGCGGCGAGCGTGACAACCCCTGCCTTCGGCACACCGCCACCGCTCCAGGATGTGGTGCCCGAGCCGTCCGTGACCAGCACCTGCCCCGCGGAGCCGGTTCCCGTGGGCAGCGTCATGGTCCAGGTGCCGGCGGCGTTCGCCGACTGCATGGTAACCGTTCCGGAGGTGGACCCGTCGAACAGCAGCTTGCCGGTGCTGGTGCCGGCCACGCCGAGGCGCAGGCCAGAACTGTCGAGCGAAATGCGGCGGGTGCCGGCGGTAGCAAAGTAAATCGCGTCCGACCCGTCGCCGTACATGCCGGTGTTGGTGTCGGTGTAGAACGCAAATCCGGGCGCCGAGGCGCTCCCGATCGGCGCGCGGAAGTTTCCGTTTGCGCCAACGCAAGAAACGATGTTTCCGAAATCGTTACTGTTGCTCCATTGGGTAAGGTCGGCGGTTTGGTCGCCCGTGCCGGAAACCTGGAAGGGCACGAATGCGGCGTTGTGGTTCTGCACGCCCATCGTAAATCCAAGCTTGAAATACCCGCCCAAGATGCCAAACCCGGAGTCGTAGAACCGCAGATAGGCATCTTGCGCGCCGCCGTTGGTGCTCACGCGGATTTCGGGAGAGCCCGAGGGTCCGCGAGGCAGAATCGCCCAGCCGTTGGCGTTGCCAGTGCCGGAACCCGCGTTGAATTCCGCCTGGTCGTTGCGGCGCACCACGAGGCCATCGGTGGCCGAGGAGCTGCCGCCCGTGATCAGGAACTCGTGCGTGTTGTTGAACGTGGTTGCCGAGCCGGTCGGGCCAATGCGCGTTTTTTCGCCCGTCTGGTTGGCGATGATGACTGAGCCCGGGGTTCCGTTCGAGCTGGATTGGAGCACCAAGTTGTTGTTTGCCGCCGTTCCGCCGATCAGCGTCTGGCCGCCCGAGCGCCCCGCGAGCAGCGCGTACTGCGTATGGTCATCTCCGGAGGTGAGGCCCGAGAGCGAACTGTGTGTGGTGCCCTTGCCGAGACCCGCCGTCCAGGCGCCGTTGATGTATCCGTCGAAGCTGTGGGTGGTCGAATTGTAGACCACGACGCCGTTGCGCGCCGGGGTAATGGCATCCCGTTGCGTGGTGGTGAGCACTGGCACGCCGATGCCGCCAGAGGTCCCGCCGATGTCGAGAGTCGCACCCGTCCCCGGGGATGCCTGGTTCACGCCCAGGCGAGCGTTTCCGGAGTCCCAGAAAAGGAGGCTCGTCGAAGCCGGGACCGTGGTGCCGTCGCCGATGAGCACGCGGCCGGCGGTGTTGGTCGTGAAGCCGAGGTTGGTCCGCGCCGTGGTGGCGTTGGCCAGGTCCGACAGGTTGAGGTCCGCGTTGAGGAAGCGGGTGTCCAGGAACGCGCTGCGCTCCTCTTTCACGAACCGGGGCGCCACCTCCAGGTTTTGCGGCGCATCCGACTCGCTCATGACGTACAGGTACCAGACCCTGACCGACCCCTCGCCAGCCGCCGGGGTGGAGTCCAGCGTAACGGAGGCGCCCGTATGCGCCGAGACGGAAACAAGCTGCGAGGGAAGCTCCGCCGTGTTCGTGAAGATCGGCTCCCCGGTGGTCTTGGTGACCACGGCCGAGCTGTTCACGATCTTGGTGGAGTCGAAGGAGAAAGAGCCGCCCGAGCCGTTGTCGTTGCCGGTGATGGTGAGGCCCGGCCCGGACCCCGCCACGAAGTCCTGGTAAAGCCAGAACCTGCCGAGCGTCAGGCCGCCGACGCTGTTACCAACCCAACTTCCGCCTTCAACGAACATGGGTTACAGGGCCTCCGTGAGCATGAGGTTGCCGCTGGAGGAGTCCCGGATCACCGCCAGGGTCTCGCCCGGCTCTACGCCGAAATAGCAGAAGATCCCCCCCGCCACGAAGATCGTGTCGTCCTGGTAGACCCCCGCCGTCGGCGCCACCGCCTGCACGCTGGTCCCGCCCCGCTTGATCCAGCAATCCTGGGTGGCGAAGGCGCGCACGAGCGTAGTGGCGGCACCCATGGGGGTGGGAATCTGCGCCGAGGTGTTCGTGAAGGCGACCTTGTGGGAGCGCCCGGGCACGATGGCCTGGAAGTAGTTCGCATTCTTTACGCTGCGCGCTCCGGTGGACATGGTGGACTCCTATGGCAAAATTGTACTACCTCTCTTAGAGATCGAGGTAAGGATTTTCGCTCTGCTTCTCGCTCGCCTTCTTGGGCGTGTTCGGCAGGTTGAGGTACGGGTTCTCTTCCTCGGGCTCGTCGGCTTTCTGGTTGTAGTGCTTGCGCAGGTCATCCACGCTGCGCGTGTCTTCCTTCGCGCTTGTGCGCTGCTTGTCGCCAACCGCACGGCCCACCCCTTGCCCCACGCGCTCGGCGCTCGCGCCGCTCATGCCGTAACCGAGGCGCGTGCGCACGTTCGCCGAGTCGACCGTGTTGTCGATCAGCGTGCGGAGCGGGTGGTTCAGGCCGTGGCCGCCGCTCATGAACTTTTTGCGCTCGTAGTCGAGGAGGTTGCTCTTCAGGTCGGCGCCGCGCCGGTAGTCGGCGACGGCCTCCTGGAACTTGGCCGGGTCCGCCTTGTCGCCCCAGCGCTTCACCGCGTCTTCCTTCATCTGGTTGAGGGTTTGGCGGGCGTGCAGGGCGTTCTCCACGTCCTGGGTCAGCACCTGGGATGCCTGGTCGCCGAAGATCGAGTTGCGCAGGTTCTTGCGCAGGCCGGCGATGCGCTCGTTGAGGTTCTTCTGGGCGCCCGAAAGGCGCTCGTAGGAGGTGTAGCCCTCCTTGGGATCGAGGGCCGTGAGCAGGCCGCCGAGGGCCGTCTTCGTGCGGGCGATCTCCTCAGGCCCGCGCGTTTGCTGGGCGTACTTTCCCGTTGGCGAGGTCAGCTCGGTGATCTTGTTCTCCAGCGGCTCGACCGGGACCTTGCCCTCGATCTCCGTCGGCGCGGCTTCCATCTGGCGGAGCCACTCTTTATTGTGGATCACGTCTTCGGCTTCGCGCGCCTTGATCTTGGGGTCGAGCTGGCCGGACACGTCCTCGATCTTCTGCTGCAGCGCCTCGGCCTTGGGCTGGAAGGTGCCCTCCAGCGTCCCGTAGGTGCCTTCGTCCAGGAGCTTCTGGGCCTGCTCCTTGCTCGCCTTGAGCTTGTCCTTGTTGGCGAGCGCCGGGTGCATGTACGTCTTGAGCGCGAGCGCCTGTGCGCCCTTGCCGAGCATTCCGCCGCCGGCGCCAAAAATCCCCTGGTACAACGCGTCATTGGGCATCTCGGACCACGGGCGCTCTTCTTCTTGGCCAGAGGCTGCGAGGAGCTTGCGGAGGGCGTTGTTCGAGGTGCCGGTGAAGGCGGCGGAAACCGCTCCGCGCCCTCCGGCCTTGGCGAAGCTCTTGGCCGAGAGGTCGTGAACCACCTTGCCGCCGGCATCCCGGATTTCTTTCTCGGCCAAGCCGGGGATGTGCGCCGCGAGCTGCTCGCCCGCACGCCCCAACCACGCCTGCGGGTTGAGCTGCATCAGCCGACGCAGGAGCGCGGGGGCTTTTTCCGCCGCCTGGGCGCCCTTGGCCACGAGCTTTACCTTGCCGGCCGAGGGAAGCGGAATCAGGTACGAGAGCGCGCGGCCCGTGCCCACGGAGTAGGGGTGCTCGGCCACGAACTTGTCGCGGGCCTCGGGGTCCGAATTCAAGCGCCGGGAAAGGCCAAAGCTCATCTCGTCGGCCGCGCCGATCCCGACCCCTTGGGCGGCGTCCATGAGTTTTTGCAGCGAGCTGGGCATCTACTTGCCCCCCTTTTGCACCGCACCCCATTCGATCCCCGTGCGCTCCTTGAAGGCGTCGGTGATCTTCTTCTGCATCTCGGGGCTGCCCTCGTGCTTCTTGAGGGCGGCGGTCACGTTGGTCATCTCTTTCTTGAGGTCCAGTTCTTCCTTGGTGGGCACGAACTTCTTCCCGCCACCGGCACCGCCGCTTTCGCCGCCGTGGCCGCCGATGGACTTCATGACCTCCATGGGGGAGAGTCCCCGCTCCATGGATCGAATGGCGTCCTCTTCGCTTACGCCCTGGTCCTGCAGCATCCCGATGCCGGCGCGGCGCCATCGGGCGGTTTTGCGGTTGTAGAGGTCTTCATGCTCTTTTTTCGCTACGTCCACGAGGGACAGGAAGAAGGCCACGTTATCCTTGGTGATTTCGCCGGACTCGATGCCCGTGATCCATTGCTCGATCTTGTCCCCGGTGCCGGAGAGGCCCGTGTCGGCGGAAATCATCTGGTTGGTCAGGCGCTGCGGGATGAAACCGCGCTCGATGATGATCGGGACCATCTTGCGCAGGCCGTTGGTGTCCTTGCGTTGCAGCATGGACTCGACGCTCTCCAGGGTGGCGATAGCTTCTAGGTCGGGGCGCGTCTCGGCGGCGGCGCTTTTGGCCATACTGCCAACGACGGCGGCGGCGCTTTTGTTTTTGGTGTAGTCGAAACGGTCCTGCTGCAAACCGAAGCGATCACGGGCCAGGCCGGCGCTGCGGTCGGCGTTGCCGAGCCCTGCGGCGGCCTTAAACGCCTGCATGGTGGCTCCGGAGGGACCCTGGCCATCGTTGAGCTTGGCGTAAGCGTCCACGGCCTCGCCGAAGGACATGTTCCGGGCCTGGAGCGCGCGCAGGATCGGCGCTGCCTTAGGGTCCACGGTCACGGAAGGCTTGTTCGCGGCTGCCACGCCCTTGCCCTCCAGGCCAATCCAGGCATTGATGATGCCCATCGGGATTTTGACGTGGTTGGCCAGCATCTCCGGCGTCACGCCGAGGACTTCCTGGATGTCGGGGGTGAGGTCGTTCACGTCCACGGAGGCGCCGGCCGCCGCGATCGGGCTGCGGCGCGCGGCCGTGCTCTGGTCCACCAGGCGCTTTAGGGTGTAATCGTCCGGGATGATCTTGCGCGCGGGCTGGGGGGCCGGCGCCGGGGCGGCGGGCTCGGCCGGGGCCATGCCTTCCACGGGGGTGTCGCCGAACTCTTGGCCGGTCTTGGCGAGGTACTTGGTGGTCGTGGTCTTGCCGGTGGCCGGGTCCACGGAGGTCTCGCCGCCGGGGAGAAGCACGGGTTTGCCGCTGGCATCGGTCTCGACCGAGCTGGTGCCGGCACCGACTTGCGCCTTGCCGCCGCCGGGGAGGTCCCGCTCCTCGGTCTTCATTTCCGGGCGTGGCACGATGGCGTCGGCCACGCGCTGCTTCTGGGCTTCTTCCGAGGCGTGCGCCTGGGCCTGCTCGGCCTGGGCCGCCTTGGGGTCGCGGATCAGGGGCTTGGGATCGCCGGGAGTGACCTCGGCTTTGCCGGCGCCGGAGGCGGGCTTGGTGGGGTCGATCCCCATCGCGCGGTTGGCCTCCCGGTGGGCCTTCATGATCGGGTCTTCTTCGGGTTGGGCGGGAGCGGGTTGCGGAGCGGAGGCGGCGGGCGCCGGGGCGGGGCTCTCCACCTTGTCGAAGTCGAAGTACTCCCGGGCGCGGGTCGCCTCGGGGCCTTCCACGTCCATCTCCAGGCCGTTCGGGAAGCCGTACTCGTCCGTGGTCACCTTGGAGTAAGGAGCGTGCTGTTTGCGGAACTCGGCGCCCTTGAACTCGGCGTCCGCTTTCTCCTTGGCAATGCCCCGGCGGCGGTCTTGGCCGGCGTAATAGGAATCCAGAAGGCTTTTCAGCCCGCCAGATGCCGCCATGTCCCAATTGCGCGCCATGATGCCCCCTTAAACGACCGCGCCCATCATCGCCAGGTCTAAAGCTCCGGCCCCGCCCATGCCGGGCCCAGCCGAAGCAGGCATCGCTGCCGACGCGGCGCCCACCGGGGCCTTGCTGCCCAGGATGCCCTTGAGGAACGCGCCGAATTGGTCATCTTCCTGACCTTGTTTTGGCTGGGCGATCGGAACGGCCTTGCCGCCGGAGCGGAAATTGCCCACGTTGGCCTGGCTGCTGAAAAGTTGATTCAGTACTCCCAGAGGACTGTTCATGCCTTGCTATTCCCCCATAGGCAGGCTGGTGATGGCGCTCATCGTGTTCATCCGGCGCTGGCGCCCCGCCTGCTCGGAATTGAAGTCGTTTTCGGCGTTCTGCTTCGCCACGCCCATGCGCTGGCCGATGCGGTCCATGCGCAGGCCGGCGCTCGCCTGCCCGCGCCGGAAGTCCTGGCCTTCCAGGTTGCCCTGGACGCCCTGCAGCGATCCAATATCCTTGGTGGCCTGGGAGTAGAGGTCATTGAAGCCACGAGCGCGAGCCCTGGCCTCTGCGTCGTAGGCGGCGCCGCCCGGATTCAGCACGCTGGCGAGGTTGCCGGTGCCGCCAGCCGCGCGGGCGCGCTGCTGGATGTTGTTCCCGAAGGACCGCGACATGTCCTCCTCGAAGTTCTTCTTACGCCCTGCGGCGTTGTCGTCCAGGCCGGCCAACTGAGCCATGACGGCGCTCTGGATCTTGTCCCGCATCCCCTGAGTGCCTTCGCCGGAGTTTTTGATGTCCGCCAGAGCCTGCTGGTAGTAGTCCTCGTACGCCGCGTCATTTAGATTGTGCGGATCGGGGTTGCCGTTGGAGCCGAAGCCAGTGACTTCCCCGAAAAAATCGCCCAGGACTCCCATTTACAGCTCCTCCCGCACGACGAGGCGGCAGTTGGTCACCGACACCACGGCGGTACTGGTCGTGGCCGCCGATACATTGGCGCTGATGGTGTACGTTGAGCCAGAGATCATGCTGCTGTCGGTGTAGTGAAAATCGGCGCACTGGTATGGGGTGCCCGTATATGTGGGGGCGCCGACCGCAATGCCGCTCGAAACCAGGTTCCACAGCGGGAAGTGGGCCGTGGTCGAGGAGCCGGTCACGAAGAAAATCGCCCCAGAGTAGCCCTTGGCGGGGTCGGCCGTGGTTGTAATACCGCTGCCATAGGTGGCCACAAGCGATGACAGGTAGGTTTCCGGCGATGCCTCCAGGCCGATGTAGACCGGGCGCCCATTCGACGTGTATGTTGTCGAGAGGTTGGTGATGGTGGCCGGCGTCACGCTCGACATTGCGTAGGCGCTGGAACTGGAGGTCACCTTGAGGTTGGAGCTGGCAATCTTGGCGGGCGTGATCGCGCCGTTGGCCACGTTGCTGGTGGCCACTCCCAGGCTGGCGATGTTTCCGGAGGCAATGTAGCCGCCGTTCAGCCAGGAGGTGAGCGACTCGAACTCAGTGTTGACCTTGGAGCCCACGGCCTTCTGACCCCCGGCGTAATCCGAGGAGCCATAAGGGCGCACGTAGGTCGAGGCCAGTGCGTAGGCCGCGTAGCCAAAGAAGAGCACGCCCAAGATCAGGAAATTTCGTTTAAGAAATTCTCTCATTGTTAAAAATTCTACATACTAGCTGCGTCGGAGTAAACCAGAATCCCGGAGCAGCGCGAGGATGGAATTGATCGCGGTGGCGTTTGCGGCCGCCGTCGCCGAGCCACCCGTTGCCACGTCGCTGATGGCGGCCGCCTCTGCCACGATCTTGTTGATCCGCTCGTGGAGCCGGTCAAACTCCTGGTTGGTGATCTGGGCGTCGTACTCCTCCGGGAGCTGGTAGCCTTTCTGGTCTTTGCGTGTGGAGTTGGCGTCTGGCTGGCTGGTGAGCGTGCGGGCCGGGAGAATCGTTTCCTTGGCCATGGCTTACCTCCCGAGCTGGCATCCCTCGGCGGAGATGCTTTCGATGGCGAACGAACACCGCGTGGCGTCGGTCTCCTTGTGGATGATCCGGATCTGGAAGGTGTAGCCGATGCACTTGACCGGGATCTTGCTGACCTGCCGAGTCTGCCCCTCCGAGGCCCAGCGGCCGCCGACCTCGCCCGTGCCGTCGTCCCATAGGAGTGTGCCATCGGTGGCCACGTCCGAGGAGTACCATTGGCTCTGGCTGGAAATCACGTCCCAGTCCTCGATCACGTATTTGCGCGACTCGTCGTAATCGGGGATCACCTCGACGTTGATCTTCCACCCCGACAGGCTCTTGGCCCGCAGGTAGATCCAATTCATGCGCTTCTTGTGCTGGTCGTCGCCGAAGTTGATCGTGCCACTGGTCCAGATGCCCTCAATGGCCGTGCCGTTGTTGGTCACGTTGCTGTCTTTCGAGTAGTCCAGCACCTTGCCATCTAGGCGGTTGCCCACAAAATCGTATACGTAGCCGGAGTCCACCTGCACGGTGGTCGCCCCCGCGTCGTAAGCTCGACTGGTAAGGTTGTTGGAGCCCAGGGAGAGCTGCAGACGAGAGAGCCCCTCGCCTCCTTGCTCGGTGCTCCATTCCATTGTATCGAGGTCCAGCACGAAAGTCAGGTTGGGCGTTTGCGAGCCCGCGACCACCACCGAACACCGATACAGCTTGAGCTTCGTGTCGTAGCACGAGTAGAAAAGGCTGGCGTAGGTGAAATCAATGTCTTCGATCAGGTCATGGATGTTGTCCGAAAGCGGCTGCCCCTGACCGATCTTGTTCCAGAGCACGAAGCCCGAGCGGTCCAGCGTGATCACGCCCTTGGGCGTCTCCTGGATGGTGCCCTCGTTGATCGCCCCGCGCCCCGTGTCCATGATCCGCACCACGAAATTGTCGGGGCTGGAGCCGGAGAGATAGTACGTCGAAGATTCTTTGAAGATCAGCAGCGCCACGTCGCCGAGCACGCCCAGGCCAATCGCCTCCTGGCCGTCGCCCCGGCCTACTTCCCAGCGGTAGGGCCAGTAGTCGGGCTGGTAGACCTCGGAACCGTGCAGGAGGTCCCGGAAATTGGCAACCTTGCCGGAAATCTTCTGGTTGAGGTCCACGCCTAGGGAGACCTCGGTGGTGATCGTGAAGCCATAGCTATGCGCGCCAATCCCGAACAGCTGGTCGCGGAAGAAGCGCATGTGCCGGAAGCCGGAGTAATCGCTCAGGCCCCAGTCTTCCACCGCGCCGTAGCTCGCCTGCGCCACCGTCAAAGCGGCCTTCAGTCGAGCGGGCGTAGGTGGGGGAGAATTGTTTTCCGGGGGGCTCACCGCCGGCAGGCCGGAGTTGGCGGTATTGTCCACGAAATTAACAACCGTGGGAATGGAGCCACCAACCCCGATGGCGCTCAGCGGGATCAGCACGCTGCCATCATAAGTCCCGCTATCTTTGAGGGGAACGCGGTAAAAGCTGTTGTAAAGCCCAGAGGTCTTGGTGCCCCGGTAAACAATGAAGTGGGTTGCGCGCTGGCCGGAGGCCATATAGGCCGTGTACAGGTAAGAGGCTAGGCTTGCGCCGCTGATGACCACCGCCAGGGGGCCTCCACCCACCGTGTAGGACGTGGGGCGGGGGCCAAGGAACGCATTCGGGCTCAGCTCGTACACGCCATCTGCCGCCGGCAGGGCTCCCGAGCAGGGGCTCTCGGTGTTGGTGTTCGCGTCGTACAGCGCTACCATGTAGTAGTAGGTCCCGTTGGCTAGATTTCCGGCGCCGCCGGAGCTGAACCAACCCGCCCCCATCGCGGTGCTTGGCGGGTCTAGGCCAATCAAGGGAACCGCGCCCAGCGTCACGGACACGCCGTTGCTGTCTCCGTAGGTGGAGAAGAAGCAATCCTGGGTGTTGGTCAGGAAGAGCCGGTCACGCCAGAAGCAGGATTGCAGGCGCTTGCTGCTGGTGAGGGAATAAATGTCGGTAGGCGTGGCGCCCGTGAAGGCATCAGGCAGGATGGGGTACCAAGCCACCGTGCTGCCACGCTGGGTCATCAGGATGTCTTTGAACTGGTGCAGAGAGAGGATGCCGCCCGACTCCGTGGGGGAGAACTCGGCAAACAGCTCCGATCCCCGGCTCTTGTTCAGCTGGCCGTGGTGCAGGTAGAAGTTTTTGATCTGCTCGGCCGAGTCCATGCCGTAGCTCTCGATCGGGAGCGCGCTCTTCTGCCCCTGAAATTTTGGCGCCTTGTCGTGGACGCGATCTCTGGCTGGCATCTTAACTCCTGACTAAATCACTCGCCAAAATTCGGCGGGAGCGTAGGATCGAAAATCTTGTCCAGCGCCTCGCCCTCGAAGGGCGCCAGGATCTGCACGTCCTCCACGTCGTGGTTGTCGTCGGCGTAGGCGGCCTTGAGGCGCACGAGCACCTCCTGCATCTGCACGGCGGCGTCCCCGTCGTCGATCTCTTTCCACCCGATGGCGGTGGCCATCTCGATCAGGATGTCCACCATGCGCACAGGCATCCCCGTCACGGCGCGCACATCGTCGGTGTCGGCGCTGAGCAGCGTGATCGGTTTCACCCCGTCCCACAGGAGAGTGTAGGCGGCGTCCGGAATGGGGTACAGGCCCACCTTCTGGATGTCTTTGTTTGTGGAGTCGGCGGTGCGGCCGCGCAGCACGTAATAGTAGGGGGTGCCGGTCGCGGTGGCGTTGGGGTACATGCGCCGGAAGTCGCGGTCGCCCTGCAGCACCAGGCGGCGCTGGATTGGAGAAGCCATGTAGAGGCTGGTGATGCGCAGGCAGTTGCGCACCTCGTACTCGAACTGGCTGGCGACCGTCACGGCGGTGGCGCCGGGGAACGCCTGGGCATAGACGCGCTGCCAGCTCCACTCCCCCATCTCGGAGAAACGGATCAGGGCGCGGTTGATGTATTTCCCGGCCTTGGCCATCGAAATGTCGTCTGTAGCGCCAAGGTTCAGGCAAACCTGCGTCTTGAGGTCGGCAAGAGTGAAGAGGTCAACGGCGCTCATTGTTTTTCCCTCCACTTCCTCATGTGCTCGCGCTGACAAGCTCGGCAAGAACGACTCCGGCCGCTGGTTCTGGTGTTCTCCGGTGTAAACTCATGCCCACGCTTGCAATGGGTCTTTTTGGCATTCATCGCCTGGATCGACTCCCCGATGAGGGTGTTAAACTGGTGCGTAACCTCTCGCAAATGCGCCGGATTTACACAGGACCTATTTCGGCACTTGTGGTCAATCACCATTCCACGGTTGAAATCGCCACCATGCAAAAGCCAAGAAACCCTATGAGCCAGGGCTGTAAATCTGAGCCCATCCTTCGCGCTTTTTAAGCCCATTCCTCGATAAGCCGAATAAGAGCCGCGCTTGTTTCCACAAAACTCCCAGCAGCCATTCTTCACCAAAAATCTCTTGGAGAATCTTTTGGCCACCCGCTCCGAACCATAAACAAGGATGGCCCTGGCCGTAGCGTCATGCTGCGCGCTTTTGTGGATGTTTTCCCAGATCATAGGAAAATAGTATCAGTGCGGCGCGCCCGCTTCAGCAAAATTGCAGCCGAGAAGATGCCGATCAGGAAGTGTGGCGCGAGCTGGAAAGGGAAATTCCCCAGGCTGTTCGCCAGCAGCGCCGCGAGCATTCCCTGTGCGGCCTGGACGCTCGTGAGCGTGCGGTACCGATCGGGCTTCCACCAGGTCCGGTAATAGGCCGCCCCGATCCCGTAAAGCACGACCAGCATCACCAGGACGCCGACCAGGCCGCCATCGTGGAAGACCTGCAGCGGATCGTTGTGCGCCTGGAAGAACCGGCCGTTCAGCTCCCGCGTGCGCACGGTCTCGCAAGTCTTGTCGAAGAGCGCCGCAAACGAGCCGGGGCCCCGGCCAATCCACGGCGCCTCCTGCCGAGCGCAGGCGATCATCTCCCGCCACACGTCCACGCGCCCGTTGTTGCGGAACATGTCCAGCTCCGGGTGGGCTAAAAAGATGGTGACCAGCGTGGCCACGCCCGCGCCAGTCACCCAGGTGACAGCCCGGCGGCCCACCCAATGGCGGGCGACGACGAGCAGCCCCACGCCGAGCCCCAGAACGGAAAAGCTCGAACCGGTGAGGATGGTGAGAAAAGCCAGGAAGGCGGCGAAGGGCCACCAGCGGCGGCCAAGCGCCACGCACAAGGCGCACAAGGGCGCCATCAAGGCACCGAACTTGGTGTGCTGGCCCAGGAAGGCAATCGGCTTGTACTTGTCAATTCCCTCGCCGTACTGCAGCGGCCAAACCACGTGCATCGTTTGCAGGTATGCCTGGAACGCCGAAAGCACGCCGGCCAGCGCCAGTAGGCGCAGGACCACGAGGCGCTCGCTCTCGGGGCGCTCCACCAGCCAGACGGAGAAGCCGCACGCCGCGCCAAAGTAAATTGCCGGGTACACCTGCCAGGTGCCAAAACCCGTGAACAGCGCGGAGCCCATGAAGCCGGCGTAGGCCAGGCCAAAATAGGGGCTGACGCGCTCGGAAAGGGAGAACGCAAAGCACAGGCTGCCGAGCAGGAATACGCCCAGGAGCTTGGGCAGGTTGAACTGCATCTCCATGTCGCCGTTGAACGGCAAAACAAGGAACGGCAGGAGGAACATCATCCCCCCTGCCGTCCAGGTTTTCAGCCTGCTGGTGAGCAAGCTTACTTCTCGCCGACCTTCACCTTGATGGTGCCGGTGCCCGTGGTGCTCTTGTCTTCGAGCGCGATGAACTTCGAGGTCACGCCCGAAGCGCACGGCACCAGGTAGCCCTTCGAGGTCGCGGCATCGCTGATGCAGAGGTAGCCACCCTTGGTGATCGGGGCGTGGAACGTGACCGCCGCGTAATACGCGTAGTCCACGTAGCCCTTCACGACACACGGGAAGCCCGCCACGTCACCCGTCGCCACGTCTTTGGTTGCGATGCACGCTTCCGCGTGACGCGCAGCCAGAGCCGAGTTCGAGGTGCCGGAGTACTTACGCGACACGGTGTAGAGGCCGGTCACGTCGCCGGTACCGTCCTCGTAGAAGAGACCCATGCCCTTGGAGATGGCGTCCGAGTAGCTGTCGGCGGTGGCTTTCACCACCGTCTTGGTCTCCACGTCGCGGAAGCCGAGCACGGGGTCCCCGGCGGGCGCCGAGGAGTAGGCGAAGGCGTTGGTGGCGATCACCAGCCCCGCGAGGAAGATCATGAGGAAATTTTTCATCTGAAACGCTCCTGAAAAGGTTAAGGCCATTGCAGCACAACCGCCACGGCGGCACAAGGCCGCCGGGCGGGTTCAGCTTGGTTAGCTGGTGGGCAGGTTGAACAGCACGCCGTGCATACGGCGGTTGTCGGTGGCGAACTGGCAGCGCGTGATGATGTGCTGCACTTGGGTGTCTTGGTTCACCGGCTCTTTGACGCCCGAGGGCTCGAACCAGCGGTGACGCATACCCCAAACCTTGAGGTATTTCGGGTTGAGCGCGTAGATCGCGTCACCCGAGAGGCCGCCCGAGGAGCGGAGCGCCGAGATGCGCTTTTCCATCACGAAGGGCACGCCCTTCACCATGATGGCCTCGAAGCCCGCCTTCGCCAGCAGCTTCTCCTTGTCAGAGACGTACCGGATCTGGTTGAGCATCGAGTTCTCGGTGGCCTCGAAGGCGTACTCGCCGCCGACCAGCACCGCCGCCTTTTCGTTGCCGAACTGGCAGTTGCGGAGCAGCTGGCGGAGGTTCTTCATGCCGTTGCCCGTCTGGTCGGTGCCGAAGGCGCCGCCACCGTGGTTCACGGCCTGGTTTCTCCACCAGGAGTTGGCCACCGCGTCGATCCCGCCGAGCGCGCCCGAAGCCGGGTTGGTCGTGGGGTCGTCCTTCACGATGTCGAAGAGGCCCAGGGGCTCCTTCGTGCCGCTCGCCTTGGCGGTGATCAGCATGTCGTTCCAGGTTTCCTGGAAGCTGATCTTGAGGTTGTCCATCATGCCCTTCATGAGGTCGAAGAGCTTCTGGGCATCGCCACGGTTCTTGTCGAGCCGCTCGTTGTCCATGTTCACGGAGCCCGCGATCGAGCGCCAGTCGTACTCGGCCGCCGAGAACGGGTCGGCGGGCGTGATGTTCAGGGTGTCGTACCCCGCGTAGCCCTCAACCGTGGTGTTGCGGGCGTACATCAGGGGCATGAAAATCTTTTCACCCCCGTCCACCAGCTTGATGCCTTCGGCGAAGTCGCCTTCGGGCTTGCGCAGGCCGAACACCTGGGTAGCCAGGTCCGGGGCGCCGAGCACGGCGGTGAGGATGAAGTCCCTCGTGATGTTGTTCACGAAGCCCTTCTTGTAGTACTTGATCGTAGACGCGAGTAGCGAATTGTAGCTAAGCGACATTGCTAGGCTCTCCACAAGGGGAGCCGGTTAAAGACCGACTCCGGGGTTAGGTTCCGTACCCCTGGTCCGCCAGCGCTCTCGCAATCGCCTCGTCAACAGATCCTGCGTCCTGGCTCATCTTGCTGCTCCGGTTCGGCGGGGCCGACCGGGTGCGCCCGCCGAACTTCTTGGCTTTCGCCTTGAGGGCCTCGGTGCGCTTGGCTGCAAGATTCTTCTCGTACTGGCTGCTGAACACCTCTACCGCCACGTTTTTACCGCTGAGGTAGTACTTGTTCTTGACCATGTATTCGAGCACCGCCCGCTTCTCGCTCTCGCCCATGTCCTTGCCGAACATGGACTTGAACTTCTCGTTGGCCTCTCCCAGCAGTCCGTTCAGGCGCTCGCGGTTTTTGGCCTCGGCGCGCTCCGTCTGGATGTCCTTGACCGGCTCCAGGCGGCTTTCAAAGGCCGCAAGGCGCTGCTCAAGTTGCTGGTTGAACCTCTGCATCTGCTGGAAAATCGGATCTTTTTGCAGGTAGTCGGGAACGTCCTTGAAGGGGTCCCTCAGCCTGGCGATCTCTTTTTCCAGCACCTTCTGAAGCTCGGGGTGCTTGTCCAGGAGCTGGTTCCACTGGCGGGCTTCTTGCGCGTCGGCGCGAAGCTCTTCCAGGGTGCTCTCTTCTTGCTGGCGGGCCCGGGACTCGCGGGTGAGCTGCGACTGGAGCTTGCTGTGCGCCTTCTGCCACTTGGTGGCTTCGGCGGCGGCCTTCTCGTGCGCTTCTCGGTACTGCTTGCCAACCTTGGACCAGTCGAGCTGCTCGGGCTCGGATTCTTCCTCGTCGTCCTCTTCGTCGGACTCCTCGGCCTCTTCCTCTTCCGGCTCCTCTTCCTGTTCTTCGGCTTCGGGTTCGCCTGCTTCGGCCTCTTCCTCGTCCTGGCTCTCTTCCTCTTCATCCTCGGTGGACGCTTCCGCGTCAGCTTCCGGGCTTTCGTCTTCGCCACTCTTTTCCCCGGTCTCGTAGAGATCGTTGTGTTGGAAAAGGGCTTCGACTTCTTCTTGGGAAACAGAGCTGGTGTCGGGGCGCTTGGCCATACGTTCCTTCCCTCGGCGCGGGCTTGTGGCAACCGTGCAGATGGCTTTCCTCGGGCGGGCCAGCAGCGCAATGCCGCAGCATCCATCCCAATGGTCAAAGAAAGTTTGCCGCAGTTAACAATGTTTTTGCAAATTAAATTTTATGAGTCGCCCAGCTCTTTCGACCCTTGTGCCTGGCGATGCGTACTTAAACCGGCCCGTCCTGACCGCATCCTTGCCATTGTCGCTTTTCGTTCCGACATAAATGTGGTCTGGATTGACGCAATGCTTAACATCGCATTTATGGCAGGCCAGCTTTCCCTCTGGAAATGGCGTCCCATTTGCCATCTCCCACACCGCACGGGGGCCCCTCTTTCCTTGGCCAAAATACGGATAGCCGTTCGCACTACCCCTCCCCAGCCATATCCAGCAACCAAAATTGGGTTCAACAGCGGAACCGTCAAAAAGTTGCTCAACCGTCTTTGTGAATGGCTTCATTTGTTGATGGGGGTGAGGTTGTGCTCTTTGCAGTACTTCTGCTCGTGCGACTCGCTCTCGAACGTCACGCCCGCGCTCTCGTTATGGTAGGGCCATGTGCGCTTGTGGCAGCGGCGCTTGGGAATGGGCTCCTGGCGCGTGGCCCCGCAATGGATGCAGGCGTAGACGTGCTCCAGCGCTTCCCCGTTCGGATTCTTGGCGCTGCCCACGAGCTGGTAGGCCGCCGGGCGGCCGTCCCGCTTGGCGTGGCATTCGGAGTTGAGGCAGTAGAGGTATTTTTGCTTCATGCCCCTATCCTGCCGGATTTCCGCCCACGTTCAAGTTTCCCGAGACGGCCGGAAGCGCCGGGTTACCGTTGGGGTTGGCGCCCGCGTCCGCGATGTCCTTGCCGGCGCCGCCCGGGAGGGCGGTAAGTTCAGGAGGCGCTCCGCCAGGAGCGGGGCCGGGCCCAGGGGGGGCTCCACCAGGCCCTCCCTGCCCGCCCATCTTGAGGTGGTTTACGCCCGAAAGCTGCTCCACGATCGGGCCGATCTCGATCCCGTTCTGCTTGCAGGCCGCGATCAGCACCGCGTTCTGGAGCGCCGAGTCGTTGATCGCCAGGATGTCGATCTCCTTGAACTTCACTTCCGGCTCCGGGGGAGGGGGCGGCGGGATCTGGTCCGGGGGCGTCATCACGTCCTCGGGCTGCATATCCAGCTCCTGGGCCATCTTGCCGACCAGGGCGCGGCGGTTCACGTTCACGTCCCCGTTCGTCAGCTCGACGAACTTAAGCAGCTGCTGCTTGCGCAGGCTCTCGTTCTTGTACTCCATGATCCCGGGCTCGATGTCGAAGAAGAACTCGCCCTGGATCTGCTCCTTGGTGACGTGGAGCCACTCGGTGCCCTGCTGGCCGGCGATCTCGACCGCCACGGACTCGTCCATGAACTGCTGGCAGAGCTGCGCGAGCTTGGCGAAAATCTCGACCACGAACTGCTCCCAGAGCTTGGAGCGCATGGTTTTGCGCACCTCGGAGCGGCCCTCGATCATGTTGGCCTCGGTCGCCGTGTCGGCGATGCCCTGGTTGTTCTGGTACTCGAAGAGGCCCGAGACGTTCAGTAGGTCGTCCTTGGCCATTGTGTTGAAATTGTAGAGGTCTTTGGGGATCTCGGCGTTCTTGAGCGTGCCGATGGCCTGGTCCGAGATATTGTCCAGCTCGGTGGCCTCGTCCGTGCGGGCGTTCATCAGCTTGTTGATCTTCTGCTTGTCGCCCGCGTGGCTGGTGTAGATGATCTTGGGCAGCGCCCGCTTGACGTGGATCTGGATGCTCTGGCGAATGCGGTTCAGCTCCAGGATCTGGGGCTCGTACGCCTTGAACTCCGACCAAGAGTAGGGGGAGTTGCGGTCGCGCTTTGCGTCATGGATGCAAATCGGGAACGGGTCCGACTTGTACTCCAGCTCGTAGGGCCACTCTTCGCCCTCCTGGTCGTCGGAATTGAGGAAGCCGGGGTAGTCCTTGCAAACCACGTATTTCTTGCGCGAGTCTTTGTCCCAAATCGTGTAAATCTGCAGCCACTCCTTCTCGGAGCGGTGCTCGTCGCGGCCCATCCAGTTTTTGTCCCCGTCGTCCTTGGGGTACACTTGGGCCTTGACCGTTTGCTTGGCCTTCTCGGTGTAGCGGGAGCTGGCGAGGAAATCGTTGAAGTGGATCACCTCCTCGATCGCCATCCAGCGACAATCCTTGCGGCGCCGGGAGTCGGGGTCGAGGAACACGGAGCGGAAGTCGCGCCGCTCGACAAACGGGCGGTCCTTGATGGTCACCACGTTGCCGGTCGGGATCTCGTCGCCCCCGTCCTCGCTCTCCGTGTACTCGGTGATTTCCTCGATCTCGGTCTCCCAGCCCAGCTCCACGGCGGCCAGTGAGAAGAAGGTGTCGAAGAACACGTCGCGCAGCTCTTCGTCGATCGCCAGCTCCTTGGCCCAGTAGGTCAGCACGAGCTGCATGTTCTGGGCCCGGAGCGCGGCCGCTTCCGTGCTCTCGCCGGCCTTGGGCTTCGGGCGCACGCGCACGGCCGGGAATCCAGAGAAGATCGCCGGGGTGACGATCTCCACATGGGAGTAGACGATGTTGACGCTCATTTTGTCGGTCGTGCGCTTTTTCCCGGGGCGCTCGGAGTAGTCGCCCTGGTACATGCGCAAGAAGCGCTCCGCGTCATCAAGGAACGGCTTCTTTACCTTCCGGGAGCGGTCAATCCGATCGAGCCACTTGCGGGCGTTGGGGGAGGCGATCGGCTTCTGGCCGGGCTTCTTGGCCTCCTCGTTCATGCCCTTGCTCACGCTCATCTGCGCCTTGGTCATGCGCGCGGACTTGCGGGCGATCTCGGCCATCTTCGATCCGGGGTCGAGCGGGCTCTTGGGCGGCATGGGGTTGGGCATTAGAAAATCTCCGCGAACTCATCGGCGTCATCCAGCTCGGCAAAGGAGCAGGAAAAAACGTCTTGGTTTTCTTTAGCGTAGCGCGCATCAATCTCATCTTCAATGGTTTGCAGCGTGGCGAAGCCGGCGCGGGGGTCGATGGCCGGCGCCCCGGCGGGCGCTTCCTCCGAGAGGAGCGCGTATTTGCTCTCGTCGAAGGCGTGGTCGTTGCGCTTCACCACGTCCTCGTCTGCATTCTTGTTCTCGTTGTCGTCCAGCTTATAAACTAGGTTTATGTACTCCCACCACAGCTTGTTGCACTTTTTCCCGATCAAGAACAGCGGGTTGGAGCTTTTCTCGTCGCCCCTCCAGTTGAACATTTGGTGGGCGCGCGAGATGCCGGCCAGGCGGTCGTTGTTCCCGCGCACGAGCTTCGTGATGCCGAGCTTGATCAGCAGGTCGGCCACGGACATGAGGGTGCCGGTGGACTGGGCGCCGCTTTCCTTGGCCTCCAGCACGTTCTGGTTCTTGTTGAAGATCGAAGGGTCCGCCACGATGCGGCGCACGCGGGGATAGTAGGGGTGGTTCTTGAGGTACTCGGCGAACGCCGGCAGACCCCCCTTGTACTGGTTCATCGGGCAGTAGAACTCGTCGAAGGCCCAAAATCTGCGGTGCTCGTCCACGGCGTACCAGTGAACGCTGGTCGCGTTGCGGGCGCCATAGTCGAGACCGACCACGATCTTCCAGTTGCTGGGGATGGGGTAGGGCGGGTCCCGGCGGAAGAGGCTCTCGTGGTACTCCAGGAACGGAAACGCCTTGGCGCCGGCCTTGGAGTCGAAGTTGATCTCTAGCTCGCGCTCGATCTGGTCCGGGCGCAGGTTTTTGCACGCCTGGGTGTACCACTCGTCGTTGCGCTTCTTGGGGTCGGCCGTGTAGTGACAGGCGACGACCACGAAGCCGTTGTTCGCGTTCCGCCAGGCGGCCATGCCTTCCGGGACGGGGTAGGGGGGCTCCAGCGCGGAGTCGGGTGGCTCGATGGCGAGTTCGCGGTACTTGTGCAGCGCGGCCGCCAGGAGTTTCCCGAGCTTGAGCCCCCTTTTCTTTTTCAGCTTGGTGGTCATGCCCTAGTAGGGATTTTTCTTGAGCTGCTCGGCGAACATGTCTTCCATCTCCTGCTGCTGGCCGTGCTCGTCCTTCACGTAGCGAAGCTGGCGCTGCTGCGGCTTCTTCACATCCCGGGGCAGCTCGTGCTGGGCCATCTCGGGCGCGATCGCGCCCCGCATTTGCGCCTTGCGTTGGGCTACCAGGTCGGCGACGTGATCGGCGTGCGGGTTGCCGGCAGGCTCGGCGTCCAGGCCCTCCATGAGCGCCTGAAGACCAAGGCCCACGGCGCCACCCGCCAGGCCGGCCATCGCCATGCTCTTCGGGGTGACCTTGCCGATGCCGATCTTGGTGGCACCGGCAGCCAGCTTATCCGCGATCGAGGGCTTGATGCGGGCCATGGCCGCCCGCTCAGCGGCGCCCGGCTCCAGCTCGGCGGCAATCTTCATCGCTTTCCCGCCAGCATCGGACATGTCGCGGTACATGGAGCCCATGGTGGGCTCGGGGATTCCCTTGATCTCGGGGATCTTGCTGCCACCCGCGCCGAACTCCTCCAGGAGCTGCGCGTGGCGGGCGGGATTTACGTTTTCGGCCGCCTCAACAGCCGGCTGGGCCACGGACTTTCCTTTGGGCGAGGCCGACTTTTTTACCGCCTTCGGCTTCGCGGGAGATGGCTCCGCTGCGCTGGAAGCCTCGGGTGCGGAAGCTGCTTTTTTTTTAGGCGCCGCCACCTTCTCGACGTCCCGCATGAGTGCCTCGTCGGGGCCCATCATCTCGTTGGTCACCTCGGTCTTGATCGAGGGCTTTTTGTACGGGGACTTGTTGCCGTGCTGGAGCATGAGCGATTCTTTTTCGCCCTCCGATCTGAACAGCGGAGCGCCCCCCTTATTGGCCGCCTTGGACGACTTCTTCTCGGCATCCTTCTTGTTCAGGTGCTCGATGAACTTCTTGGCGGCTTCGTTGATCTCGTCAAAATTGTCGGCCATTTGATCTTCCTTGGGTTAGAGGGTGGGCGCACTCCGCTCGGATGCGCCGGCCCGGATGACCCCCGAAGAGGAAACGAAAGCCCGCGAGACAGCACGGAGCTACAAACCTTGAGCGAAAGCCGGGCCGCACAAGCCGCAAACGCGAACACTCGTGTGGCCTGGTTTAGATTGTGAAGGAAAATGAACTTTCCGTCTACACTTCGTCGAAGCAAAGCTGCTTGAAGAGCCCGGTGACGGACCTGCTTCCATTTTTTGAACACTTTGAGAGATGGTTCTTCATGGAGTCGATATAAATTCGATTATCTGGAAAGACCATTGCCACCAAATCATCGGCCCTCCTAAGCGGGCGCACGCACGAGACGCGAAGACTCCTGCTTCCTTTTGTTACTCTCTTTACCTCTACCGTCCACGTCAGATTTCCGATTTTGCATTTTAAATCTGGCCCAATTGCGTCCACCTGCTCAACCGTAAAACCAAGAGATCGGAAGTGCTCAGCCGCCGCCCTTTCGGCGCCAACGGCGGCAATTACTTGCGGCTTCTTTGATTCGGATCGCTTCGAGTAGCCCCTATTTTTTCTTAGCACCACCATTTTGCAATCCCTGCAAATGTTCCCATAAATCAAATGGCCACCTGCCATTGGTTTAAAAACTTCGACGCCTTTTTTGTTGTTATATTTGTAACGAAATACCTTTACTAGTTCGACATCCTGAGAGCGATTGCACCGGCTGCAGTTATGCTTCATTTCTGTACTTTAAACCGTATCGAAAACTAGGTCACGAAAATAAGAAGGACTCGCGGAGCTAACCCCCGTGAACTTGCCTACCTTGCCGAGCGCGGGCTTTACGGCGGCGAGCACCTCATCCATGCTCTCGATGAAGGCCATCTCGTCGGCAAATACCCCGGTAGCGGTCGAGCCCCGCACATGGTGGGCGCCGGCCGGGATGCCCCGGATCTCAGAGCGGGAGCGTGGGAAGACCAGGCTGCAGTACGTCTGCTTGCAGGGCTGCCAGTCCTTCATCCAGATCGGTAGCCGGTCGTGCATCACGGCCGTACGCTTGATGTTGTTGTCAGCGTCTTCCTCCTTTTTGTTCTGGAAGAAGGTCAGCCGGGAGGGGAAAAACATGCTCTCCCACAGGTACAGGCCGCAGAACAGCCAGGTAATCGTGAGCTGGCGGCTTTTGGGCACCAGCAGGAAGCGCTCCCGCTGCCAGTAGTGGGTCAAGACCTGGAGGTGAATATCGTTCGGGAACGGCTGGAACGGCTGATCTTTATTCTGGGCGTCCTCGGTCTGGACCCACAGCAGCAGGAATCGCCACGGGTTCTCCTTGCACATCGCCAGCTCCAGCTCCTGGGCCTGCACCGCCTGCGGCCCGCTCGACGCGAGCAGGGAGAGCCACGCCAGGTCCTCCTTCGATTGCCACGCCTCGGTGCGCGGATAGAAGCTGCTTACGGGCTGCATCCAGGTCTCCTCCTACGGCCACCAGGATGTTGGTGAAGTCCGTGTTGATCGTCAGGCCCTTTTTGGGCTGCTCGTCTTTGATGACTCCCTTGGCGCGGGCCATCTCTTTCCAGAAGCTGAACCCTCCGGCCTGCACGGCGCGAATCATACCAACGCGCTCCAGCACGGCCGCATCGTCATCGGTCTGCGCGTCTTTGGCTTCTTCCAGCCAATTCAGGAAGTAGGTGCCGTACTTGGCCGCCCACTTGCCGGGGAGCCCTGGGTCGATCTTGGTTAGGCGGCAAACTTCTGCGCTGGTGAGCCCGGGATTCTTGCCGAGGTTGATGGAGTACAAGATCATCAGCGGAGTTGGCTCAAAAACCATCTCCGACCCACCATTTTTGTCAATTACTTCACGAAGTACGGGCTTCACGTTCCCTCGCTTTCCGTGACGCGGCAGACATCGGGTTTGCGTCCCCGCACATGACCGGATTCTTGTGGCGGCCCTTGCGCACGGAATCCATCACGTTTTCCGCCTGAGAGCCGAGAAACAGGTGGTCGGGGTTAACGCAAGAAGGCGTGTCGCACTTGTGAAGCACGTTGAATCCACCAATCAGGCCGCGATGAATGATCCACGAGGCACGGTGCGCCAGCCACATTCTCCAGCGCGGCTTCTGCCCTTCCGTGCGCAGGCAAACCCCGAAAGATCCATATCCAAAGCGGCCATGAACCGCCCCGGTCCAGATCCAGCACCCGGAATTTGGCTCCGGCTGCCATTTTTCGTTGAATCTTGCAAAATTACTCCTCAAAAGAAAGTCCCCCCGTTAAAAACGTAGTCCGTGACCCCTTCTTCCCAGATTTCGCGCTCGGAGTAGGCAGAAAACGCAAATTTCTCTATTTTTTTGCCTTTTTCTCCACTTGACCCGCATTCGGGCCGTACTTCCGCTTGTTTTCCTCGATCTCCCGGAGACGCGCAACCGCTTGGGAACGAGTAAGTCCCGGCCTGGACAGCTTCCTGCCAGATTTCGATAACACTACGTATCCTCCTATGCATCGTTTAATCATTTTGCAGGTACCTAAGCGCCTTCCCGAGCATTTCTGGGCAATCAGCAAGGAATCCGATCGCCGTGTTGCACTTCGGGCACAGAATCCCGCGAACCTTTCCTGATTTATGGCAATGGTCTATGTATGCCTTTTTCTTTTTTGGCTCTTTCCACCCAACTTCAATGCTGCAGATCGCGCACTTTCCGTCTTGTTTAAGCAAAAGTTCCCAAAATTGCCCTTCTGTCATTCCATATTTAACGCGCAGCCTATGGCGAAGCTTTCCAGGGTCAGATTCTCTTTTCCAGCGCCGCCAATAGTTTGGATCTTTTGCGCGCTCGCGCTCAAGCCACCGCTTCCGGCACGCACGGTTTTTTTCCGGATCTGCGTATGGCATTAAGGACTCCTCCCAAGCACATCCTCCCAGAGGTACAAGGATAGCGCCAAACCCACTGCGGCGCAAAAACACACGGCCAGGACCGCGAACAACAGCACTCGATGCACAAAACTCACCATTTACCCCTCCCCATGGTTGCGGCCGGCCCGGGATTGCCGGGTCGTGTGCCAGCCGCCACAATTTTGACACTGGTAGTAGTAGCCGCCGGCCTTCTCGGGGTTCATCTCGGTGGCCATCCGGGCGCCCTTCTCCGACTCGTAGCGCTTTTTGAGCGCGCAGGCGTACAGGTCGCTGTACTGGCTATTGAGCCGGATGGCGTTGTTGATATCGCGCTGGGCCGTAAACCTAAACCGGGTCTTCCCTGTCCTTCCCACTGGCATCCTCCTCCGCCCATTGCTTCTCCAGGCGCTCGCGCTCGACCAGATACGCCTTCCGCCTGCGCTCAACCTCCTCCGGGCGCGCTCCAACACAGTCCCAGATGCTCAGCTGGTGCTTGTCTCGCAGGAGGTCCAGCGCGTACTGGCGCATGTTGAGCTGAAAAAGGCGATCGGCCAGCTCCTGCGTCCATTTCCCTGGCTGGGCGCCCTTACTCACCGCCCACTTCCTCGCCGCCAGCGTCATCATCTCCATCTTCCATCTCCTGGTTGCTCAGCCGCACCTGCTCTCCGCCCCGCTCCAGCACCTCCAGCCAGGCCAACATGCAGGCATCCTTCTGGTCCTTGCCCAGCCGGGAGACGATCCCCACGATCTCCTCGCACTCAGCCTTGGTTAGCTCGCGCTTGCGCAGGGCCGGGTAGAAGTTGGCGATGGGGAGGGAGGCAAACCGGTACTTCTTGACGAAGATGGCGGCAATGGAACGGAGCTGCAGGAGTGGATCAGCGAGGTTCCTCACCTCTCCGCGCATCTGGTCCAAGACCCGCACGGCCCCGGAGTGGATCTTCTTGTCCATCTCCTGCTTGAGCTTGTAGGCCAGGCGCTCAGCGGAGGAGTACCAGCCGGAAGAGCTTGGCAGCGTGATCTCCGCGTGCAGCCCCTTCCCCCTCTTGGCCCCGAGGTTCACCAGCTTTGTGGTGGCCCCCAGCGCACAGTCCCCAGTCAGCTCCGTGACCCGAGAAGCCAAAAGGTTGATGTTCGCCTTCTCTTGGTCCCGAGTAACGCGATGCGTGTACTTCTTACGGCTGCCGAAAGACATTCCCACCACCCTCTTCCCTGAGATGAGTACTTCTGCTTTGAGGGTAAAGCAACTTTGCCTCTGAGGCTACCTGGTGGGATTACTTTGGGAGCTTGAGCTTCTTGGCCAAGGCCCAGTCGATCACGGACTCATGCTCACGGGAGAAGACGAAGTACTCGTTGGCGATCCTTGTGCGGGAAGGGTGGAACACGGGCAAGTCTCTCCTGGCTTTGCGGAACCTCTCACCAAGGCGCACAAGCTCATCGTAAATCTCGTAGTTGATTTCTTCCCTGGTCCTCATTTTTCTCTCTTCACATTGTTCAGAAACCCATGCAATCTGAATTGGACCGCTTGCCTCTTAACACGAGGCCACCGGTGGGTCTGGGTGAGATGGTGTACGGGAGCAATCCCGGGTGCAGCACCAGCATCCCTGTAGTGGGGGTTCGCCCAGAGAAGCTGCATATCTGTAGGGTTTAAGGCAAACCGGCGAAGAGTCGGCACTACCCCAGGGCAGAGGTCGCAAAGCACCACCCTGAAAAGCAGCCTGGAAGGGAATACCCTCCAGAAACAAAAGTCTCTCAAGGACTTTCCAACTGCCATCTTATGCAGCAGAGCATAGGGGGGTAAGGGGGGTTCTTGTCTCCGATCTCCTCGTGCTCCAACACCAACTTCGTAAGACGCTGAGTTCATGGCAATTCCAGGTTTTTGCTTGGAGCCGGTACTTTGCGAAATCCGGGTCACTTCTGGGAGGGTGCTAATACAGCATCCAGCCGCCCCAACCGGGTGTGTGGGGGGTGCCCGGCTGGGTCCTCCCCCTGCCCCCGCGCAGTCCGTGCGCTCTATATATATAGTCAGGCTTCACAACACACAGCATATAGCCATGGCATAGCACTCAGGTATTCATGGGTAAAGGGGGAAGGGGAATTGTTCCACGTGGAACGCAGGGATGGTCACCGGTGCTTTGTGGGAGCTGGCAGGAGAGGGGGAGAGTGCCGGCATTCCCCAGCCCTTGCCCCAGCCCTTGCCCCACCCCTTGCCCCCATGCCTTTCACCATTGCGCATAGCTGCCATAGTGCATAATGCCACCAGCTACGGAGACCCAAAGTGACAATCCTCGCGCTTGCAGCGCATCACGATCTAACCCATCAGGCATTAGTATGATCGTTTCCAAACGGGCAACATTCGATCACCTTACGCGCAGCGCATGGAAACAGCTTCGAGGGCACCGCATCCAATCTTGGTACAGGGCTGGGTAGCTACCGGGCAGAGATCGTCGATCCTGGAGGAATTGTAGAACGAGCCTTAACAGTCTGTGCTGATCCTGAAGCAAGAAGAAAAGTTTGCGTCATGAGAGAAATACCGCTTGCGAATTAATTCTTTCTCTGCGCTTGCGTTTCTAGCGTGAAACATAGTATTGACAGGCTTCCTCAGTGCTTTTGCTGAGGCAGTAGGAGTAAATCAGTATGGATAACAGTGCAAAGCGTACCCAGCCCATCCGGGCAATCGAAGTCAGGAAGAACCACCAGGGACGGGGCTTCAACCTGGTAGCCGTAAACGTCCGCCCAGAGGGGGGAGCGCTGCAAACGCTTCTGAACATGGAAATCATCAAATCCCGGGAGCTGGCTGGAAAGGTAGCTGAGGCTACTGCCAGGATTATGTCCAATGCTTTTGGCGTGCTGTACGTGGTGGCCAATGATTAACCCTTACCTGCTAGCTGCCAGCGCTGGCGCCTTGCTTGGCTGGCTGTCGTTCTTCTTTGTGGCTGGGTTTCTCGTTGGCAAGCTGTTGCATCCGAGAAACAAACCTAGTATTGACAAGCGTTCCCGTTCCTAACACACACAACACTGGAGTAAATTGATATGTCTACGATAACCACTGAGTTTGAAGTACAAGAAGAGACCCTTGAAGCTGTGCCGGCTGAGAAGCCACGCCGTGGCCGTCCGCCGCGTTCTGTGGGCAATCCTGGAGAATCTGAGGCCGATCCGAACGAGACCGCTGCCATGATGCGGGAGCTGGCCACACTCACGGCAAAGAGCACCACTGAGCTGACCATGCGCCTTGCTGGCGAACAGGCTTCCAAGGTGCTGGGGGAGGTGGCCAAAGAACGGGATGCGCTTTCCACGGCCATCGCTGCGCTTGAGGAGCGGGTGCGGGAAGCTGAGATTGCAAAGCAGAAAACCAAGATTATTGGCATCAAGCTGGGCGAGTTGCCAGCCAAGAAGCTCAAGTTTTCCATGCCGCAAAGCATGGCTAGCCTGCTGGCCGAACTAATCGGCCAAGCTAAGATCGGCCAAGCCGGGGGCAATTGGCCTATGCTGGTAGGTCCCACTGGATGCGGAAAGACTGTGCTCGCCGAGCTGGTAGCGGAATCCCTGGGGCTGGAATTCTCCCACACGAACTTTACCGAGGGGGCTTCTGAGACTTGGGTACACGGCCGGCAAACTCCTACCGGATTTGTCGAGGGGGCTTTCTCTAATGCGTTTAAGACAGGCAAGCTGTTCCTGGGGGATGAGCTGGATGCTTGTAACGATAACGTGCTGCTCGGGATGAATACCGCCATGGCCAACGGCAGCTATTACAATCCCATCAGCGGCGAGACCATCAAGAGGCACCCAAATTTTGTATTCATCGCGGCGTGCAACACCAACGGCAAGGGGGGAACGGGCGCCTATTCCGGCCGCTCCCGTCTGGACGGCGCCACGCTGAACCGCTTCAGCATGTTCGCGGTGGATTACAATACCGAGCTGGAGCGCGAGCTGTGCCCCGATAAGAAGCTGTTGGAAGTGCTTTGGACGATCCGCGTCAAGCTGACCGAGAAGAAGAGTGCCGACGTGGTATCGACGCGGGACATCAAGAATGCGTATCTGCAAGCGCAAACCGGCTTTGCTACGCAGCGCATCCTGGACTGCCTTGCCATGCGTATGGATGCGGCTAACCGGGAGCTGTTCAAGGCGCCCGCTGCTGCTGAGAAAGGTGGCAAGTAATGAGCGAGCAAATCCAGACCACGGAACGGGCCGATGAGGCCCGTGCCTTTGCCGAAAAACTGGCCACCCCTGAACTAAAGAGACTGGCCAGCCTGTACTTTAACCAGCGTAAGCATACCTATAAGGGCCGTACCGTGTGGGAGACCACAGTGCGGGCCCGGGAGCTGGCCGCGTTCTTCTGTGAGCTAAATCCCGGGCTGTACCCAGATCGGGAGCGCGTCCGTAAACTTCTGCCCGGCTGTTACCTAACTAGCGGATCATTCGATGGGGAATCCAGCTTTGCCGGTATGCCTAACGCTGAGCTGATCCGGGAATTCAAGGGTGAGACCAGCCGGCTACAGGCTAGCTTTGAGCGTGCGCGTCAAGAAGTGGCGCGTACCGGCCTAAAGGAAGTGCTAGAGGAATCCAGCCGGGCCGTCCGCCGCAAGCGCAAACGCGCACTGTCGGAACATGACGGCGACTGGGAGCTAGAGCGTAAATGGGACAGCTCCCCCTTTTCCACCACCGTCATGGGCAAGAAGGAATTCGCTTTCGTCGAAATCTGCTTCCCCATGACTATGCTCGGGAGCGCTAGCCAGGAGGACCTA